AACTGGCGAGGACAGTGGGCTCAATTTGATGTGTATCATAATACAAAATGAACGCATATACATTGGTAGGACAATCTTATGTTTTTGAAGATGGCAATAAGATTGAGATAATACAGGTAAAAAAGACTGATGAGGATCGTGGTGATTATTTAGTTACATATCATGTGACCCGTGGTCCTAATATCCCTCAGAAATTAGTTTTACCTGTTGCAGAATTTCTTAGTTATTATAGTCACTTATTTGACGTAACACTAGACTAAATATCAGATGCGCCTTAAATTTTTATCATTCTCAAATCTCACATTATTAGTAGCACTGTCACTTAGTTCAGTAGCTGCCTGGTATAGTATTATCGGCTTAACCGCTATCTTTGCAGGTGCGGTTATTCCTGTTATAATTATGGGCGGTATCCTTGAAATAGGTAAGATTACCACCACAGTGTGGTTACGTAAGTATTGGGGGCATGCTGGCTTCCTACTTAAACTATACCTTGTACCTGCAGTTATAGCACTGGCATTACTTACTAGTATGGGTATCTTTGGCTTCTTAAGCAAAGCACACATGGAACATGGTATCAATACTGGTGATAGCCAAGCTAAGTTATCATTGTATGATGAGAAGATTAAAACACAACGAGACAATATTGAGTTAGCCCGTAAGGCATTAACTCAAATGGACAATCAAGTTGACCAGCGTTTAAGCCGTGGTGATAGCGAGAATAGTGCTGAACGTGCTGTACAAATTCGCAGACAACAAGCTGGTGAACGTACTAAACTACAAAAAGATATCGGTGATGCTCAGAAAGAAATTGCTAAACTTAATGAAGAACGAGCACCTATTGCGGCGGAGAATCGTAAAGTAGAAGCAGAAGTCGGCCCTATAAAATACATTGCCGCATTGATTTACGGTGACAATGCTGATAACAATATGTTAGAGTCAGCAGTACGTTGGGTTATTATCTTATTGGTTATTGTATTTGATCCTTTAGCTATTGCACTTGTGTTGGCAGCTAATGCAAGTAAAGAATGGGATAAAGAAGATGAGGAGGGTGACAGCCCTCTAGGGAATGAAACACCATCGACTCCTACTGTCACAGAACCAGCATATGAGCCTGATGATGGCCCATTAACTGATGAGCAAGTTAATCAGATTAAAGAATCGGTCAATGAACCAATCAACTGTTATATGTGTGGTACTGAGTTAATGAATGCTCCCGGTATAGGTCTATTTTGCCCAAATAAATTATGCGATGTTAAGGATGATATATCAGAAGAATCAAAATCTTTATTAGAACAACATCCTTACTTAAATAAACCATTTGTAAGTTTTGATGTTAAACCGATGGTTGCTCCAAAAGAGGAAACTGTTGAAGAAACTAATACAGAAGTAGTAATTGAATCCTACAAACCTTATAAGGAATTAGAAGGCGGATATGTGGTGTTTGAAGATAAGCATTATCAGAAGGAAGCATTAAAGAGTTTACGCCCGGATGTATTCATGGTAACTGCTGATAGTCAACGTACAATTAGTACAAATTTTGGTATCAAATTCCCAAATGAAGCCAATAAAGGTGACGTATTTGTACGAGTAGATTCATTACCAAACCGTGTTTATAAGTACGACGGACGCAAATGGATTGAGATACAAAAGGAACAATCAGATACCTATCTACATAACCAAAATTATATTAAATATTTGGTTGAAAAGATAGAAAAGGGCGAGTATGATTTAGATTTGTTGTCCGAAACTGAAAAAGAACAGATAGAATTGTTCCTAAAGAATCAAAAATAATTGACATTAAATCAATATTGTGTTAGGATATACATATCTTAAACTTATTGGAGATTGAAATGAAACTCAAATTATTAGCACTGGCATCTATCGTTGCACTAGTGGGATGTTCAACCATACAACGAGGCGAGGGCGAGTTTGACCAGATTCGGAATCAAAAGCTTTCTACCTCATTTAAACAAGATACTATTAAAATCGAAACCGATTGCAAATGGTATTCATTAGACAAATCAAACTGTGACATTGTTTCCATTGAATCCGTTGGTACAGCTAGTTCTAATGGTAATAGCGAGAACAACCGTAGAACAGCATTGATTCGTGCGTCAGACCGTGCTAGAGCAAGTGTACGTCATTTCATACAAGAAGATGTGTCAAGTACCCGTGTCACTGACACTCTTGCTAAGAATTTTGAAAAAGCAAGTGATCGGATGAAATCACGTACCACAACAGGTGAAGTTGTTTCTATGAGTGACAGTGATGCTGAAAAAGACACTAATCATTCAGTACGTGAAAATTCTAATGATACCGCATACCAATTAAGTGAAACAATCCGTGTTAATGCTCAGGGTATTCTGCGAGGATTCAAAGTTATCAAACAAGAAGTGATAGGACCACAAGAAGTCTCTGTAACTATACGTTGGGATAAAGAATCTGAAATGGTTTCTAATCAGCTACGTAAAAAATTCGGTAATTGATTATGCGTTCACTGTTACTGGCGGTATTTGTTATGCTTACCGCATGTGTATCTACCTCTAAGCCAGATGAATATCTACGTACTACTGGTATCGGTAGTACGTATGAAGAAGCAAAACATAATGCCTTTAAAGAAGCTATTGAGTATCAAGTAGGTGTGGTGATTGCTAGTGAGCGTGAATCATACAACGAAAAACTTGTTAAGAATGAAATACTAGCTTATAGTTCAGCCTTTGTTGATGAGTATAAAGTTATCTCTCAACAAAATATTGGTAATAAGACTCAAGTAGTAGTAGATGTTAAGTTGTCTTTACTACGATTAAGTGATAGGATTATTTCTAAGGGTAAAGATAGCAAAAATATTGATGGGGCCAAACATGATAACCAATACAAATCATTCTTAGAAAACAAACAGAATGGTGATAATATTCTTGCTAGTATATTGAATGATTATCCTAGACGGGCGTATGATATTCAACAAAGTGGATATGTTATGAAAATAGATTCCAATAGAAACATAGAAGTAAACGTACCTTATATAATGCAGTGGAATCCTAATTATGTGGCATCATTTAATGACGCTACAAAGTTAGTAGCGGATGGTAATTTAAGTTTCTTAGAAAAAAATAGAATGGGATACAAATATCCCGGATCTGTTATCATAGGAAAAGACCGTTATTATTTTAATGACGTTGATACACCTCTTAAAATAGTATACGGTATGTTAGATAACAATGAACCTAGAATTAATATGGAACTTAAGGACCATCGTAATACATCACAGTATAGTAAATGTTTTGTACCAAAAATTAATTACTATCAATTTAACGGTTCTTATGGAACAAAGAATCTTAATGTGTACCAGCAAGCGGGTGAACGTGGTGAGGTTTCAATAAATATTCATCAGAATAGCAAATTAGCAAGTATAATGAAAAATTTATTTACAATTGAATTATCTATTATACCTAAAAAGTTGTGTGCATCTAACATATAAGATAAGTATTAATATGTCAACAGAAATAAAATTAAGTCACTGCTCATTTTGCGGTAATCATAAAGATGTAGTAAATAAACTCATTGTGGGAGAAGATGTAGCTATATGTAGTGAGTGCATTGAATTATGCACTCAATTAATGCACGATGATAAAAATCTTGAGGAAGAAAAGATTGAAAAGGATTATATTAGATTTGATCCAGAAACTATCAAAGAGTTCTTAGACCAACATATTATTGGTCAAGATAATGCAAAAATAGTACTTAGTGTGGCTATTGCAAATCATTATAAACGCATCAACTCTCCTCCTAAGGATCTTGAAATTCACAAAGGTAACGTTTTATTGATTGGCCCAACTGGTAGCGGTAAAACACTATTAGCAAAGACTGTAGCAAAATATTTAGAAGTGCCCTTTATTGTTGCTGATGCGACAAGTTTAACAGAAGCTGGTTACGTGGGTGATGATGTAGAATCTATGATTAGTATGCTATTAAATGCCGCAGGTGGCGATGTTAAACTAGCAGAACGTGGTATTGTTTTTGTTGATGAGATTGACAAGATTGCCCGTAAAAGTGAAGGTGCAAGTATTACACGTGACGTGTCCGGTGAGGGTGTTCAGCAAGCATTATTAAAGATGGTTGAAGGCACAACATGTCGTATTCCGGCAGGAGGTGGACGTAAACATCCCGGTGGCGATATGTTAGAAGTTAATACTAAGAATATCTTATTCATTGCCGGCGGGGCATTTGTTGGATTAAAAGATATTGTTAACAATCGTTTAAACGGCACAAGTATTGGCTTTGGTGCTGATATTAAAGATGCACGTAAAGAGGGTGACTTGTCTATGGTCAGCCCAGATGATTTAACACGATTCGGAATGATTCCTGAATTTATTGGTCGATTTACTACAACGGTTAGCGTAGAGAATTTGACTAAAGAAGAAATGATTAAGGTTCTGACTAAGGTAAAGAACAACTATATTGACCAATATAAGTATTTGCTTAGTTTAGATGACATTGAGTTAGATTTTACAGAAGATGCTATCTCACAACTAGCTGAAAACACAATGAAATTAAAGACCGGTGCACGTGGATTACATACTGAGATTGAGAAGGTTTTAATGCCCCATATGTATAACACTAAGAAGTACCGTGAAAACAACATTAAAAAGATAAATATTAATCAGGAGCAGATTTTACAACCAAAAGCCGCAATATGATTAAAGGACGCAAAGTTTTAGTTAACGATGGTAATACCGAAAAGGCATTACGCAAATTCAAAAAGATGATAACGGACTACGGTACCTTACAAGAAGTACGTGATCGCCAAGAGTTTGTGAAACCCACTGTGAAACGTAAACTAGCGAAAAGTCAGGCTAAAAGACGTTGGAACAAATTCTTGAGTGACCAAAGTCTTCCCAAAAAAGACTTCTGAGTTACTAAATAATAGATTTTTTTGCGTATTTTTATTATAATAAATACGTATGTAGATGCCGATGGTCGGGTCTACAAATAGTCATCTTGCTTAATAGGAGAAATAAAATGACAAAAACCTTAACCCTTCGTTCCTTGGACATTCCATCAATTCACAAATTTGGTATCGGCTTCGATAACATGTTTGATGATTTAATGAGAATGAATGCCCAACAAGGACACTCAAACTATCCCCCTTATAATGTAGTAAAACTAACAGAAGATACCTTTAATATTGAAGTAGCTTGTGCCGGTTTTGCTGAGGGTGAAATCAGTATCAAACTAGACAACCGTGTATTAACTATCACCGGAGATAAAGCGGTAGAAGATACTGCGATGGAGTACTTACACAAAGGTATTAGTGACCGTGGATTTATCCGTGAGTTTACAATTGCTGAACATGTAGAAGTTGTTGGTGCAATAATGAAAGATGGAATCTTAACTATTAATCTGGAACGAATTGTTCCTGAAGAAAAGAAGCCAAAAGCTATTGCTATTAGTTATACTAAGTAATATAATAGAACTTCACTAAATAAGTGTGCGGGGTAACTCGCACACATAACTAAATTAACAATATGTCTAAAACAGAAACAAAAGTCACAATCAAACCCAACCTTAATCTTGCTGAACCACCCTTGTTTAAAATCATTTATCTTAATGACGAAGTAACAAGTATGGAGTTTGTTGTGGGAAGTTTAATTGAATATTTTAATTATACCGATGATACTGCGGCTCATATTACTGAAAGTATTCACAATCAAGGTAGTGCAGTTGTTGCTGTATTGCCCTATGAAATTGCAGAACAAAAAGGTATTGAAGTTACTGTATCAGCACGTAGTCAAGGCTACCCTCTACAAGTTAAGGTAGAGTCTGAAACAAACTAAACTTCTATTCGTTTGGCCCAATAAGGATTTTTTTTATAATAACTATTGTTAATATAGTTGATTTCATCTAATACTACATCAACAGTTTTATTATAACTACCGTAAATCCAAGTACATACTTTACCTTCTAAGTCTTTTATTAAACTTAGCTTAAGCGGAGGTATTGTGTATATATCATCAGTCTCTTCTCCGAACAAGAGTTCATGGCCAGGTGGCGAATGACTGACTATTAATATTTTTTTTACATCTAAGTGTAACTGTAATTTTTCTATGGTATTTCCCAAATAACCGATATCATCATACCGCTCATTATCTATTTCTTCGGGCTGTAATACAGAATGATTAAGGTCTGTACTATACCATCCGTTTGTCCCTAAAATAGCAACACCATCTAAAATTACAACATGATTATGTAAGTACGCTACATTTCGTATAGACCTACATAGGTTAAAAAGGTCATCTGTTCGGGATTTAATATTATGTGTCCCGTCATATTCTAATGTACCTGCAATGTAAAATACACCTTGATAAACATGTGATAAATGTAATAGGGTTTGATGTATAGTACGTAAATCACTGCTGATGTTACCTGCTATAATACAATATAAACTTGTTGTTTTACCTTCCCAATCGAAAACTTCGCCGGGAAGCAAATTCAAGTCGCTGATTACATCAAACCCTATTTTCATTAATCAAGTAGTTACTTAGCTATAGTAACTTTTGGTTTTGCTGAGGCTTTAGCTTTTGCAGGAGTCTTAGCAGGAGCTTTAGCAACTGCTTTTGGCTTTGTGGCCGCTTTTGGCTTTGCTGGTGCTTTTACAGGTGCCGCAATTGAAGCTTCTGTTCCAGCCGGAAGTACTTCTACTTCTAATGGTATTGGTGTAGTGGCAGCTGGTTCTGGTACTTTGTACGGGGCAGTTACGTTAGCCGATTCTTCTACCTTGTCGGATGCAGAAACTGTTTCTTTTTTCCCATCACGACTGAAATAGAACCAAAGTATGCCACCAAAAACCACCAATGCTATAATAATTTCCATTTAATTTCTCCTAAACATATATTTAATACCGGACAATAAAATAGTTATTTTTCCTAATATATTGCTAGATTACATAGTCCTGCTACAATAAATACAATATGACAAAAAGATCCGAACTTTCCAAATTAATGCGTGAACCGCTACCAAGTATCGGTTACCAAAAGCGTCTAAGCTATCGCACAAATGTAGCTGAAGTAATAGAACTATATAAAATAATCAATCAGGCATGCTTTAACAATAAGTTAAATATGCCTGAAATTGAGGTTACACCCCGTTGTCGTAAATACTGGGGAATGTGTTACGGCAGTTTTGAGATTGTTAAATATCGCAAAACCTATTGTAAAATCCGTCTCATGGACAAATGGTTCTGTAAACAATGGTTAATCACTACTCTAGCACATGAAATGGTGCATCAATATCAATGGGATATTGACGGGGATAAGCGTGAAAGTGAAGGCAAGAATAGAATAATGAGTCATGGTCCTAGCTTCTATGCACATAGAGAAAAACTAGCTAAACACGGGATTTCATTAAAAATGGGACATGGACAAAAGCGTTGGCTTAAACATCAAAGCTTTGCTAAATGTTAAGCTCGTCCGACTGCCTTAGCCCCTAGATAATCTCTGCTTGATTTTGCAATAGATTTGTCATGTTGTGCTTGATCTACTTTTGATTGATTAGGATTATCTATAACATTACCATGTTGATCCACTAAGATAACATCCTTATTACCCTTTTTGCCTATACCACGAGTTAGTGTAACTCCTAAGGGACGGATACCCGCAACACCTAAACTACCGCCGTTACGAGTACTATCATTGCGTAATAACCATACCATCAGATGGCTTTCTGGAATATCGGCAGCACTAGTAATAACAGCATGTGCATCGACAGTTACTGTAGGACCATCTTGTGTGAAATGTTCTGGTTTGAATGTCTGTATAACAATTCCACCTTTAGGATTCAAATCACTTCCAAAGATAGCATTTAATGCTTCTTCTTCAGTAGGTTCCATAACGATTTCTTTGCTTAATTTATATACCGGAACAGTTCCGGTCTTTGTTTTGGTATCACCGATCTTAATTAAATCAACAATACCTTTTTTTACTAACTTATCTAATATTTTGCGGGCACGTTCACCAAACAAATTGTCAGCACTTTCCCACATATCAGCATTTAACTTTTTAATACTGATAGGTAAAAATCCTTTAGGACTTTGTAATACTACATCAGCTTTCTTACGATTACCAGTATCACGCCCTGCAACATCAACGTTTATGCAGTTTTTAATGGTCATCTTCTTACCACGCGGGTCAACAAAGGTTACATTAGCCGAACCGTATTTTTCAACCACTGATTGAATAATGCTAGCTAACTCAATCTCATTTGCTATACCAGCACTTTGATCACCTTGGCCACCACTATCTTTTATAACAATTTGTACTGGACCATTAGCAAAAATTATCCCACCCAAACTGCTTACTCTAGTATCAGATGTGTATTCTACCCCATCATGTGGATATGCTTTTTTAAGTATAGCTAATACTTCTTGTAAGATATCACTACGAAATTCTGCTTTTTTTGCTCCGTCAGGTATTTGAACCAAAATATTGAGTTTATTACCTTTAGGTTTTATATCTTCATACCCAGCTTTACGCAGAGTCTGTTCCACATCATGTTTGGTTACAGTCTTTAATTGGTCAACAGCTTCAACCAAAGTTCTTGTAAATTCAGTATATCTCATGTATAATATCTCAAATAGTTAATGAAGTGCTAATTATAGCACCATTACGTATTTATCGCAAATTTTTTTAAAAGAAGGAAACAATATGAGCTTAGTCCCAATGGTATTAGAACAAACAAGTAAAGGTGAACGTAGCTATGACATTTATAGTCGTTTACTACGTGACCGTGTTATCTTACTTGAAGGTGAGGTACATGACCAAATGGCAAATCTAATAGTTGCTCAACTATTATATTTGGAAAGCGAAGATTCTGATAAAGATATCAGTATCTATATCAACAGTCCGGGAGGCTCTGTTACAGCCGGCATGGCAATATATGATTGTATGCAGTTTATTAAACCCGATGTGCAAACTATTGTTATGGGTCAAGCATGTTCAATGGGCAGTTTGTTAGGTCAATCCGGTGCAAAAGGCAAACGCAGTATTCTACCCAATGCTCGGCATATGATTCATCAACCAAGTGGTGGTGCCCGTGGCCAAGCTACTGATATGGAGATTCAAGTTAAAGAGATTTTAGCCATGAAAAAATCTCTAACACAAATCTATGTTGACCACAATAGTGCTGGAAAGACGTTTGAGGAGCTTGCAAAAGATATGGAACGTGACTTTTTTATGAGTGCGAGTGAGGCTGTAGCGTATGGTCTAGCTGATAATGTGTTGCAAAAACGCAACATGTCCTAAATTTGACAATAAATGGGTTTGGGTCTATAATACATGTATAGATTGATTAAAGGAGCTCAAAATGACTAATTTCGAAACTAACTGCTACGGTATGACTGAACAAGCTATCCGTGAGCAATATATGGACAGCATTACAGCCAAATGTTCCGGTCTTGAAATGGTTGTTATGGGTATCCTTTCAGATGCCCAAGAGTTGTTAGCTATGGGTCGTAACGAAGCTTCCCGTAAACAAATGAACATTGCCAAGTTTATCCTGTCAGAAATGATGGATTCTAAAGTATCCTAAATTTGACAATAAATGGATTTGGGTATATAATAGAATCTTAGACAGTAAAGAAAAGGACTCAAAAATGCGTACACAACAAGTTATCCCTGGTATGAATAACAGTCAAAAGATCCGTTTTATGATTGACGGATTTGGTATGTACTGTAAGGTTTCTGACATTGAAAACTTTGCTACTAGTTCACACCGGGTTGCAGTTATTTCGGCATTACAGCACCTACAATG